GTGTTACCGGTAACGGCTGGGCGCATTGTTCGGTAACGATTGCGAGAAAATCGTGCAACAACTCAGGGTGACGAATAGCGCGATCTGCACATGTAGCCTGCCACCATCCGTTAGTTATCGACCATCCGTTAGTTATCGACCATCCATTGTCGGGGTGATAGGTAATTTGGATCACGGTCGTTCCTTTCATTTTCAGGAAGTATAGCATATGCCAAGAGGCACAGCTACCATTGATTTCGGCGCGTTTCCCGGTGCCAGCGATACCAGCGTGGTTGTCACCGGGCAAACGTTTATTGGCGCGGCCTCGCTTGTTGAGGCATGGGTCAATCTGGGGCAGAGCGCCGATCATTCGCCGGATGAGCACCTGGTCGAAACCCTCAAGGTGTCAGCAGGCAACATCGTTGCGGGCGTGGGCTTTACGATCTACGCAATCAACACCAATCAGATCAACGAGCCGTTGGAGCGTCGGGCGGGATCGCAACTCACGACGGCGCAACCACGCCCGCCGGAAGTCGCTTCGACTTCCGGCGGCATGGGCACGCGCTTGTATGGTCAATGGCTGGTTAACTGGGTCTATGTCGTTTAGGAGCTTCTATGCCAATACAGATACAGGGTAACGGCGGGGTCGTTGCCGAGGTTGACGGCACGACGTTTCGTGCGTTGCGTATCGCCGCACGTCCGCTGGAATACGGCTCGTTGGGCCACTATAGCTACGGCGGGTTTACGGGTATTCTGCCCGCCGCGCTCGCAGCCAACAGCGAAATCTATCAATTCCGTTGGGCCGATGCAACCCGCCTCTGCGCTATCCGCGCCGTCAGAATAAGCGCGGTAGTATCGACGACGTTCTTCGCGGCAGGCGTGCCGGTGCAGATCGATATGGTCAAGTCTACCAGCTGGAGCGTCGCCGGTACGGGTGGTACGGCAGTTTCACCCGCCGCGACGATCAAAAAGCGCACGAGCATGGGCAGTTCCCTGGTTGCATCGGGCGATATGCGTATCGCAACCACCGCAGCCCTTGGCGCGGGCACCAAAACGCTTGAGGCGAACAGCCTTGCGGCCCTCGCTGCCCCTGGCCCGATTACGGCTTCGTTAAACGGGCAAATCATCGCAGGTGGCACCGTGCTTTGGGAAGCGGACATAGCCCATGGCGATCATCCGCTGATCCTCGGAACGAATGAGGGATTCAGCATTCGATCGGTCAACGTGCCTGCCACCGGCACATGGACGGCCACGATACAGGTTGATTGGGCTGAGTTAACCGCGTACTAGGATAATCAATGGCGCTGCTGCTCGCTGAACAAATCGATGCAACTGGCGAAAGTGCACCGCATAAACTGCTCACGATGTCAGGCAGCCGCAAGCCGTGGATGCCTGCACCGTTGGGCGGTGCCCCCGATCGCATCGTGCGTGCGGCGATTACGATTGTCGTGGGTGCCTCGATTGCACTCCCTGGCGCGTCGGTTTGGATGCCGCGACCGCTTGATAGCGGTATTGCCCCGCCTCCTGAGGAGCGCACCTACCCAGCCCTAATCAGTGTTCAGCAGCCGCCCATGCCGGGTGCCAGTGCGATCTGGCTACGCAGCCCGAAGGACGCGCCTGATAGGCTCGCCCCGACAATCATCAGCGTAGGCGCGACCTATACCACCGCTGCGCAGGCGCTGATCTCGCCGCGATTGCGCGACACCCCAAACCGGCTCGCACCGACCATCACGCAGGTAACACAACCGCCATGGCCTGGTGCTCTAGCACGGTTGCTACCTGGCGTGCGTCCGGTTGATCCAGAGCGCCTAGCGCCGCTCACTATTCAGGTAACGCAGCCACCCCAACCCGGCGCGCTGCTCACGCTCCTCGCAGGTGCTACGCGTATTGAGGCGGATGCCGTTCGTCCGCTGCTGGCAATCCTGGGTGCAACCTACCAGACGCCCGCACAAGCGATCTGGCTGCGCAGCCCGAAGGATGAAATCATTGTTGCAGCGGATCGCACCTACCCGCTACTCATCAGTGTCACTCAGCCACCACAGCCCGGCGCAAGTACGGTATGGTTGCGCTCACTCCGCGACACCCCCGATCGCCTAGCCCCTGTCAGCATCATTCGCACCATTCCACCGCAGCCCGGCGCGATCGTTACGTGGCTGCGCAGTGTCAAGGATGAGATCGCCGCCCAACCAGATCGGCTCGCACCGCTGCTGATTAGTATCGGCAATCAATACTATCAGCGTGGGAGCGTATGGCTACCAACGAGTACCCGCACCGATCCCGATCGATTAGCACCGCTCGCTATCCGTGTTGGCAATCAGTACCCAACTAGCGCACAAGCTATCTGGTTGCGATCGCCATTGCTTGCCCCTGAGCGACTGGCCCCGCTCATCATTCAGCGCAACAGCCCGCCGCCATCCGCCGCGATTACGCAGTGGCTAGCAGGTGCAAGAACGGCAGACCCCGATCGGCTTGCTCGATTGGCGATCATGGTTGGCAATCAATACCCAACCGCCGCGAGTGTATGGGCCAGCCCGAAGCGCTTCAGTATTCTCGTTGACCTGTTCCCGACGTGGCTACACCAGCCCGCAGCCATGGCAACGATCTATCTGATGGACGGCGAATCAACGTTGTATCTACCAATGCGTATGGCAACCCTGATTGACCCTGAGACTATCAATACCATTTACCGACCGTTGCCCGATGCAACCCTGAGTAGGAGCGATGACTAATGGCAACGCAAACCACCCGCAATAAAGTATTGGCATCGAAAGACCCAGACAACGCCCGCAACTATGGCGTAGACTGGACTGATGTATTGCCCGATAGTGTCACCCTGAGTACTGTGGTGATTGTTGGCACGCCTGGCCTAACCGTAGATAGCGGGCCATCCGTAACCGGCTCGCGTGGCACGGCGCGGTTCAGCGGTGGCACGATTGGCAGCAACTACGATGTGACCTTCCGGGCGACGTTCAGCGATGGGCAAACTGACGACCGCACGATTACCATACCCGTTAGGACAAAATAATGTGGCAGAACCGTATAACCCGATACAGCGATGAAGCGCCGGATCAACTCGTAGCCAACCCGCGCAACTTCCGCATGCATCCCGGCAGTCAGGCCGACGCCCTGCGCGGCGTGCTATCGGAGGTTGGCATTGTGCAGAACGTGATTGCCAACGAGCGTAGCGGGTTCTTGATTGACGGACACCTGAGAGTAATGGAAGCGCTGAAGTCTGGGCAGCCGACGATCCCCGTAACGTGGGTCGATGTGAGTGAAGAGGAAGAGGCGTTGATCCTTGCCACGCTTGACCCCATCGCCGCCCTTGCAAGCACGGACGCGATCAAGCTCGATGCGCTATTGCGCGATGTCAGCACGGCAGATAGCGCGGTACAGCAGATGCTGGACAATCTGGCAATCGAGGCGGGGATTGTGCCAGGACTAGCCGAAGGGCAGGGCGGCGATGAGTTTGATACCACGCCCGACGACGGCCCAACCCGCACCGCAGTAGGCGACCTGTGGCTGATTGGCGACAAGCATCGGCTACTCGTTGGTGATTGTACCGATAGCGCGGCGGTAGCGCGGTTGATGGATGGGGAACGAGCGTCACTTATTGTGACAAGCCCGCCATATAACCAGAAACTTGACACATTCAAGCCGAGCGGAATGCAGAAAGAACATCCGGCATTTGTGCAACGGATGGCTGACGCATACCAAGATGATATGCCTGAGGAAGAATACCAAGATCACCAAGTAGCAATACTCGAGATGTTACGAGGCTATGTGACACCTAATGGATCGATTTTCTATAACCACAAGATCCGATACCGTGACAAACGAGTTGTCAGCCCGATGCAATGGCTGCTACGGCTGTCGTTCCCTATTCGTCAAGAAATCATATGGGATCGTGGAACATCTATCACACTGAACGCCCGTATGTTTATACCCGCAGATGAACGCATTTATTGGTTGCGGGTCGGTGATGATTTTACATTCAATGATGAACCTGAGATTAAGGCCTATTCTACGGTATGGGAAGTGGGCGCGGTAAATGAGATAAAAGCAAGCGCAGCGTTCGCCACTGAGATCCCTACGCGATGTATTCGCGCGGCGTCTGATATTGATGACATTGTACTTGATCCGTATTGTGGCACAGGAACAACGTTGATCGCCGCGCATCGTGAAGGACGTGCTGGATACGGAATAGAACGCGATCCCCGATGGGCCGATGTTATCCTGAAACGCGCCGAAGCCGAGGGGCTGACGTGCGTGAAAGCGGAGTAGTGTTTACCCATGGGCGTAAAGAAAGGGTTAACCCTCGTACAAGTCATCGAAGCGCTAAAGACAACCAATGGCAATATGGCATTGGCGGGGAGAAAGTTGGGCGTTGATCGGCTTGCTATTAAATACTGGATAGACAACTACGCCACGGCAAAGCAGGCGCACGATGAGGCCGCCGCGTACATCTCAGATATTGCGGAGGGGCATTTGGTCAACGCGGTCATCAAAGGCAATCTTGATCAGGCGAAATACTGGCTAGAGAACAAAGCACGGGATCGCGGGTATGGACGCGCGCCGCAGACGAACGGGCTAGAGAGCCTGAGCATCACGCCGGAACAGTTAGCCGATTACACGGATGAACAGCTTGACAATCTCATCGCTAAACTTGATAAACTTACGCGTCCACGCTGAACGCGAGCGGCGCAATCGGCTGCGACCGCGTAACACGTTTGCGACCTGGCTGCCCGCCACATCCCCCGCGATGCGTTGGGATTGGCATCATACCGCCTACATCCGTGCGCAGCTCGACAGGGTGACAGTAGGTGAGATCAACCGGCTGATGCTGTTCGTGCCACCGCGCCATGGCAAGAGCGAGCTTGCGACTATCCATTATCCCGCGTACCGCCTTGAGCAGGACGCGACGCAGCGCATTGTCATCGCGGCCTACAATGCCACCCTTGCGGAGAAGTTCAGCCGTCGGGTTCGTAGTATCGCCCGCAAGCGATTACTCAGCCTTGACCCAGAGCGGCAAGCGGTCAATGATTGGATGATGAGTGCGGGCGGCGGATGTCGAGCCGTCGGGGTTGGCGGCGGTATCACGGGGCAGGGCGGTGATCTGATCATCATTGACGACCCGGTCAAGAGCCGCGAGGAAGCGGATAGTGCAACCTATCGCGATCGCGTATGGCATTGGTACACGGACGATCTCTATACCCGACTAGAACCGAACGCATCGATTATTTTGATCATGACCCGCTGGCATGAGGATGACCTAGCAGGGCGCATCCTTGCCAGTGATCAGGCGGATCAGTGGACAAAGATCGAACTGCCCGCGCTGGCAATGGAGCACGACGTGTTAGGCAGAGCCGTAGGAAGCCCGCTGTGCAGTGAACGCTACGATCTACCCGCCTTACTCGACATCCAAAAGACGCTCGGCCCGCGTGGCTGGCAGGCACTCTATCAACAGAAGCCCGCGCCGCCTGAGGGAGCAATGTTCAAGCGCCATTGGTTTGAGGTTGTGAAAACAGCGCCAGCCAAGGCTGAACGGGCGCGCTACTGGGACTTAGCCGGGGCGGGTGAGGGGAATGGTGACTATACCGTAGGAGTGCTGATGAGCAAGGCTGATGGTAAGTACATCATTGAACACGTCATCCGTGTACAACTGACGGCCCATCAGCGGAATGCGCTCATCCTGCAAACCGCAGCAACCGACCAATCCAGCTACGGTCGGGTGGCGACGTACATTGAGCAAGCGCCAGGACTGGCAAAGGAAGCGACTGACACGCTTGTGCGCAACCTCGCCGCCTATGGCGCGCGCGCCGATCGGGTAAGTAGTGACAAAGTGACCCGCGCCGATCCCCTGGCTGCTCAGTGCGAGGCGGGCAATGTGTCGATTGTTGCCGGCGCTTGGAATACGACGTTTCTTGATGAGTTGACCGCGTTTCCGTATGTTGATCACGACGATCAAACCGATGCGAGTAGCGGGGCATTCAACCGCTTATCTGGCAGGATTGAAACCGCTGTATCTGCCAACCCACTGTATACCAATGCACCAGAGCCGGTCTATGTGCCGGGTAAGGGAATCGTACAATGATCAACCAACCCGGCTATATACCCGCCTTGCTCCATGAGCAAACCAAGGCTGCCGAGATCAGCGAGCGTAATCAGCGGATTACCACCGCATGGGCGTACTACGAGGGTCGTCACCCTGATCAATTGATGGTACGCCGTGGGCAGCCGAATGACAATACCATTGTCAACCTCGCGCGCCAGGTGGTAGACAAAGGCGTGTCCATGCTATTCGGCAATGAGATTGAATGGCAGTTTGACGAAACCGACGTTACCGAGTCGCCCGCAGAGGAGTACGTTGACGGTATCTGGGCCGCCAATGACAAGCCCGCGCTGCTCACTGGCATTGCGATGAACGGTGCGCTTGCGGGTATTGCGGTCGTCAAGGTCGTGATGCGGATGGATGGACGTATCCGGCTGATCAACCTTGACCCGGCGTATGTGGACATCTGCACCGAAGAAGAAGATATCAACGAGGTCTGGCGCTACCGTATCCAATTCAAGGTTGACCGTCAGGGCGCGGGCGTTACCCGCCGCGAGGATATTACCTGCTGCGACGGCGGATGGATGATCGAAAACTACGAGGCGCTTGACGCAGGCCCGGATCAACAGTGGCATAAAACCGGCGAGTCACTCTGGCCCTACGCACAAGCGCCGATCATCTGGTGCCAAAACCTGATCAACCCCAACAGCGTTTGGGGCTATACCGACCTTGAGGATGTGCAACTGAACGACGCCATCAACGGCAGCGTGAGCAGCACGCGCAAGATCATTCGATTGCACGCAAGCCCGCAGACAATCGGCAAAGGCGTGACGGTTGAGAGCCTCAGACGCGGCGCGGATCAGTTCTGGGAGATACCTGGCGATGGCGATGTGTACAACCTGGAGATGAGTAGTGACCTTGCGGCTGCCCGTCAATTCTACCTCGACATGCGCGCGGCGTTCTATGCGCAAGGGCGGATGCCAGACATGTCGCAGGTGGGCAACCTGGGTGCCTTAACCAACTTCGGGTTGCGTGTGCTGTTTGCGGACGCCCTCGAGCGAACGATGGTTAAGCGCGCCATGTACGGCGGGCTGATCTCACGGATCAATAACCTCCTAGCGATCATTGGCGGGTATGGCGAGCAAGAGACTACCATTAGCTGGCCTGATCCGCTGCCAACCAACAGCAGCGAGCTGGTAGACACCACCGTCAAGAAGCAGGGCACTGGACTAGTGAGTGACGAAACGCTAACTACTGAGATGGGGTATGACTACGATGATGAACAGCTCCGAATTGACGCAGAGCAAGCCGCCAACCCCGCACCGATCATCCCAGCCATGCCCGTCCCAGCCGATCAACCTGTCGCAGATGCAAGCGGAGTTGCAGAGCCTCAGGCGGCTGGCGATCAGCATAGCCAAGCAATGTGATTCGGTACTAGCGCAGATCGCACCGCTGATTGACACGAAGTGATATACTAGAGACAATTGAAGATACCCATGTCCTAACACCCTACGTGGTTAACGGCGTGCGATCCCCTGGTGGGATTGCGCGCCTTTTGTTTTATCTGGAGAACACCCCCATGACGGAACCGACCGCGCCTGCTCAGGAAGCACCAGCACCAGCCCCGGTGGTTGACGCTGACCCATCCGCGCGACTGGCGATATTGGAGCGCGAGCTAAAAGAGGCCCGATCCGAGGCCGCAAAGTACCGCACCACCCTGCGTAGTGCCGAGACTGCACAGCAGGAGGCGGAAGCCAAGCGGCTGAAAGAGCAAGGCGACTTCAAAGCTCTGTACGAAGCGGAGCAAACCAAGGCCGCCGATCTTGCGGCTGCGGTGGCCCGCTATGAGGCAACCCAGCGACAACACGCGATTGCGCGCGAGCTTGGATTACCCCTGGAATTAGCCGACCGGCTGCGCGGCGACACTCCAGCTGAGTTAAAAGCCGACGCCCAAAAGCTTTTAGAGTTGCTGAAGGTGCAGTCTCCCCCGGTGGGAGCAGCGCCCGCCCCAACCGTACCCACAACCGCTCCGACCAATCCGGCGGCCACCCGAACGAGTACCCCGGTATTCGATCCGAAGAATCCGCCGCGCCTTAGTGATATTCAGTGGAAAAAGTAGGAGAATAACCCATGGCTATCAGCGCCAATGCATTGACGCTCGCACAGTATGCGATGCTGTCTAATGACCCGCTGGTGCAGGCGGTCACATTCTCCCTCATCGATAATGGCTCGGTCATGGCCCGTGATATTCCGTTCACGGACAAAAAGAGCCTGTATGTCAATGGCGTGCGATGGGAAGGCAATCTCCCAAGCGTCACATGGGCAAACATCAATGATGAGGGCACGACCGTTGCTGGCACCCCAACCCCTTACCAGGAATCAATCTACACGCTGCGTAACTACATCGATGTAGACAAGCTCCTGGTAATGGATGAGAACCAGATCACCGATCCTCGCGCGGCGCAGACCGGCATCTATATGAAGGCCGCCGCATATGATTTCAATGACAAGTTCATCAACAACAACCATGGCACGGGCGACACCAAGGCGATTGTCGGTATCCGCTCGCGCATCGATAACCCAACGGTGTTCGGTGTGCGATCTGAGAACAAGATTGACGCGGGCGGCGTGGTTGTGACCGCATCGGCCACAGCCGCCACATTCGGCGCATTCCTGGAGTTCGTTGACCAGCTGCTCTGGTCAGTGGACAGCCCGGACGGCAACGGCGTGGTGCTGTATATGAGCGCTGAGATGTCGCGACGCTGGGATCGCCTGGCGCGCACGTTCTCAGGTCAGGGCGGGTTCTCGACTGCAACCGATCAGATCGGGCGCGGCGTGATGACCTACAAGAACGCGCTTGTTCGTGACATTGGCAAGAAGGCCGATCAGAGCACCAACATCATTACCAACACCGAAACCGCCGCAGGCGTTGACGGTGCCAGCACCATGACCAGCGTGTACGCCGTCAACTACAACACTGAGCATTTCCAGGGTTGGCAGATGCAGCCGTTGATTGCTCAAGACTTGGGGCTGCTGGAGAACGGTGTGACGTATCGCACTCTCGTTGATTGGGCGGGCGGCCTCATGAATCAGTCAACACGCAGCCTCGGCCGCGTGTATGACATCAAGTACAGCTAGGAGCAACACCAATGGCAATTCGTGATACGAATCTGGTGTTGCAGGCGTCGTCCGTGATTACTGCAACGACCAACAGCACCGGCCTTGATCTGAAGCAAACCCCGACACGCGGGCTGGTTGCGCAGGTCAACTTCACTGCCGCCGCGAATGCCTCTGGTAGCAATACCGTGGTATTCAGTGTGGAACACTCAGATGACAATGCAACGTTCTTTGCGCTCACCAGCGGCGCATCGGACGTCATTACCCTGAGCACCACCACGCAGACCGGCGAGCAGTTCATTCCGTTCCGCACGAACAAGCGTTATGTGCGCTTGGTATCGACGTTCGCAGGTGCAGGCACATCGCCAACGATTACCCGTCAGGCCGCGATTGTGCTGAACCGCCCGTAGGAGGTTGTATGGCTCCACGTCCCGAATGTACCACCCTTCTAGCGCGCCTGGCATCCTTTGTGAACTACGACAGTACGTTCACTGAGGATGACTACCAGGGTATGCTAGACGACCATGCGGTCGAATTTAACCGGGCGTTGGAACCACTCAACAGCCCCACCCTGACGCGGTTCGGCGTCGGGGTGGGGAATATTGATACAGCAGCGGTCGTCTATCTCAGTGGCAGTCGCACGATCCTAACCGAAACCACGCAATACACCATGGACTATCAGCGCGGCATCCTCACCACGCCCGCGATCAATTATCAACCACTGAGTTGCCGAGGCACGGCCTACAATCTCTACATGGCTGCTGCTGACGCCTGGGAGCGCATTGCCAGCCGCTATGTGCTGGAGTTTGATTTCAGCGATGTCGAGGGCAGCTATAGCCGTAGCCAGCAAAGCAAGATGTGCCAAGAGCAGGCCGCAAAGTACCGCCGTATGGCGGGTGCTACGAGCACCTATGTGGAGCGCGGCGATCAGGGGAGCAAGCTGATCAACATTGATCGGGTGGCAACCGGATGAGTAGCTTCCTCAGTGACACCCAGCGCGCCGCCATTCGCGCAACGAAGGCAGGCGATCATAACAGCAGCGTGGACATCTACCGCGCGCCGGTGGTTGCGAGCGGCAAGCGCGGGGTATTGGCACTGCTCACGGCTGGCGTTGCGTGTCGTATCTGGCCCGCCGCACAAGCCACCAAGATTATGCAGAGCCTCCCTGAACTGAGTATGGTTCGCTATGACATGGTCGGTTTCTTCCTCGATACCGCTGACATTCAGCGCGGCGACGAAGTACGGATCGGCACGGTGCGCTATGAAGTTACGGGACTTGGCAACTGGCGCGACACCGACGTAGCGGCGCTTGCCAGAGTGGAGACGGTATGAGCGATATTGACATCGTTATTCATACGCTTCAGCGTGTGCTCTCGCCTGAGACCGTCAGGGGCGCATTGATCGGCGCGCTCCAGGTGGTACGCGAGAACGCCAAGGAATACCCGCGCCCATTGCCCAACCAGCAGTACATCAGAACCTACGTACTCAAGGATGGTTGGCAGTACAGCGAGCCGCAGATACACGGGCAGGCCATCAGCGGCGACGTCTATAACGATGTGCCGTATGCCCCTGATGTGATGGGCGCTGGCACGCAAGAACCGTTTTTCGCAGGTCGTTGGCGCGACACGGATCAGATCGCGGAAGAAATGGAACCGATTGTGACAGACATTATTGAGGCCAGTTTGCAACGATTGGTAAGCCTGTGAGCGATAGCCGATCAACCGTGCGCCTCGCGCTTGGCACGCTTCTGAGCAGCGCCCTAACCGGCGCGCAAGCGGTGTATGCCTACCCGCGTGCGACGTTTGACGGTCAATCGCCGGTGGTGAGCATTGGCAGCATGGGCACGCGCCGCGAAGCCTATACCTATAACGATACGCTTCCCACCTTCCGGTACAACATCCATGTGTTCGTCCTGTACCAGGACGCCACCGCGGGATGGGGCGAAGATGATGCCGAGACGGCGCTCGATACGATGGAAGCCGCGATTGACGCGGTACTGATCGCCAACCAAGAAACCGCGAATTGGCAGAATATCCAGTATGCCGGGCAAACCACGGTGAGCAACATCATCTTAGGCGGCCTAACCTATCGCCACGAAACCATACCAGTTGAGATAGAGGTACATCATTAAGATTTTACTGATCCATCCAGGGCACGATTTCAGCACTGCCGACGTCAACGATGGCTTGCATGCGGGCTTTACGGCTGCGGGTGTGGAGGTCATCCCCTTCCGCTGGAACAGATCGCTAGAAGTATTCAACATGCTTATTACCGGCGCGGTTGCTGCCGGTTTGATCCCGACCGCCAAAACAGATGAGATGTTGCGCTTTGCCTCTATGCTTGGCGCGGCCGATGCTATCAGCTACGCAGTTGAATATGAGGTGAATGCGGTTGTGGTGGTGACTGGTACGCTGTTCCCACCGCAGCGCGCGGATATTCTCCGCAAGCTGGGTATTCCCGTCGTGTGCTATGGCACCGAAGCGCCGTACTTCCTGGATGTCGAAAAGGTGCTCGCCAGCCATTACGATTACTGGTTCACTCAGGAGCGAACGGCGGTCACTGAGTTGCAGCGCGCCATGCCCAACCATCACGCATTCTACCTGCCAATGGCCTATAACCCAGAGCGACACCGACCCGCGCCGGTCAACCCTGATATGGGCGCGGATGTCGTATTCGTTGGCGGCGGCTATCCTGAGCGCAAACAACTGTTTGATACCGCAGACTGGACTGGCATCGATCTGGTCAAGCTCGGCACGCTGTGGGATGTGGACATTCCTGCCATTCGTGCGCAGAACCTCATGCCGGGTGAGAGCAGCAAGAACATTGACCTCGGCAAGAACGCTATCGAAAACACCGAAACATCGGCATGGCATCGCAGCGCTAAGATCGCGCTGAATATGCACCGCCAGATGACCTATATTGAGTGTGACCGCCCCATTGCGCGGGCTGAGAGTATCGGCCCGCGCGCGTACGAGGTTCCCGCCGTTGGTGGGTTCTTGCTCTCAGATGATGAGCGGCCAGAACTGATTGACGTGTATGGGGATAGCGCCGCAACGTTTAAAGCATGGGACGCAGCCGACCTAGAGCGCCAGGTGCGCTACTGGTTATCCCATGATGATGAGCGTGAGGCAAGGCAGCGTGCGCAGTTTGAGGCGGTGCAGCCGCACACATGGACAGCACGGGCTATCCAAATCCTTGAAACCATCGCATAGGAGACTTGCCACATGGCTACCAAGAATACGCGCAATACTCGCGTGCTCATCTGTTCTACCCTTGGCGGAACATATGTGGCCGTGAACAAAACGCATGGGTTTAAGCTCAACCTGTCAACCGACTTCAGCGAGGATACCTCGCACGGCGATAGCTTCAAAAGCTATCTGCCAGGGTTGCAGGATTTCAAAGGCACGTTGGACGCGTGGTACGACACCGTGTATAGCACGCTTGAGGCTGCCAGCAAGAACAAGATTTCGTACTTCTTTACGATTTATCCTGACTTCGCTGACACCCTCAACTACTATCGCGGGCAGTGCTACTTTGGCCTTGACGATCTTGATCTGAGCCTAGGCAACACTGCCGGGTTCAGCTACACCATGGTCATTGCCAACGCTGACATCGTGATTGTACGCGCGGGCGCGGCGATCTAATCGGAAGGGGATGGGCGTCAAATCCCATCCCCGCTCAATGAGGTTTTATGGCACTCAGCAGACAACAGGTAACAACATCAGTCGGGGCGCTCATCCAAAAAGAAGTACCCTCCGAGACATTCGGCGGCGAACTGCTCTTGCGTGAGATGACCCGCAAAGCCTACCGACAGGTAATCGATACATCAGCTGGCGACGTAGACAAGTGGAATGCGGGCCTATTCGCCGCTATGGTGATTGACCCTGTTACCGACAAACCGATGTTTACCACTGATGAAGTCCTGGAGTGGGCAAACCGCAGTAGCATCTGGGTAGAGATATTGCGCCTTGCGCAGGTTGGGCTTGACCTCTCGGAGGTAGGCAAGGAAAACTTGAAAAGTGAAAGTGCTATCGCTGACGATCGATGAAGGATTCGATCCCGCTGACGGCAGTCGGATCAACGCGGTGCAACGACTGGCGCTTGAGATGATGGATCGCGATCTTGACGATCTAACCGATACCGAACTGATGAACCGATCAACCGATGACACATGGTTCATCGATCTCTGTCTCGACAAGCTTCACCGCCTGCCAAGTGAGATTGAGCCAATCATGGGATGTCGCGAGTACACCAGTTTACAAGCATTCTTCATCGTGAAACAAGCGCAGCAACGGATGACCCAATCATTTGCAAAGGCCGGTCAATAATGCTACCGCACATCATAGCCAAGATCGCGCAATACCTTACGCACATAGATGCGCTGATTGGCGGTTTGGTGCCAATGATACTGTCTAGGCTTTACTGGATGTTCGTAGAGGTTCGCACTACGCGCAAAACGCCCGCGCGGTTCAATCCACGATTGGGGATCGCGATGGATGGCGCGGCGAATCTTGTGCAACTTGCCCATATACTTGCCTCTGATAGGTGGTTTAGGCGATACGAATCGAACGTACATTTCGACAGCGATAAACCTGTCGTTTTTATTGGTAAGTGGCCTACAACATCACATTGCGCCTGCTACCCAATCCAGTATCGGAAAGACCTACGCCCAAAAGGAATTATAGCATAATGCATCATACCGCGCTCGCCTATGTGCTCAGTGTCGCGCCGCGCGTATTCGGCAAGCGGGTGATTGAGTTTGGCTCGCATAACGTTAACGGCTCGATTCGTGGGTGCTTCCCTGGCTGTACCTATATCGGTATTGACCCATGGCCGGGGGATGGCGTTGACGTGGTTGGGCGCTGCCAGGACTATACCCCAACGGCGCTTGCCGATGTGGTCGTAACGTGTGAGGCGCTGGAGCACGACGCAGACGCAAGCGGTCACATTGACGCGGCGGCGCGTTGTCTTAAGCCCGGCGGGTTACTCATCCTGACGTGTGCGGGGCCGGGGCGAGCCGAGCACGGCTGCAACGGCGGAAGCCTACCGGATACTGAGCATTACGGCAACATCGATCCGATGTGGCTGGGCGACTACCTGGTTACGCACGGATGGGTACAGGTGAGTGTCGAGCACAATGCCCAGGCTGGCGACACCTACGCGACCGCTCGGAGGCCATAATGCCGATTAAGATACCGATTGAAACAACGTTCGATCCGAAGGGCACAAGCGCCGCCGCTAAAGCGCTAGAGCAGGTTGCCCAGGCCAAAGCCAAGATGCTACAGGCGGATAGCCAAGCTGCTGCCAGTATCAGCAAAGTTGCCCAGGCGCAGAATGCCGCGTCAATCAGCGCGGTTAAGCTGGGTCAGGCCCAAAGCCAAGCGGCGGTATCAGCAGCCAAGCTCACCATTGAACAAACCCGCATTGGCACCGCAGCATCACAAGCCGCCATCGCAGAAGCCCGCGCCGAAAAAGCAGCACTCTCGCTTGCTCAGGCACAAGAGAAGGCCGCACAGGGCAGTAAGAGCCTCGGCAGTTCACTGTCAACCCTCGTACAAGCGGCGGGTTCGTTAGGTGTGGCGTTCGGCGCGCAACAGATTATCCAAGGCGGGATTGCGTTAACCCAAACCGGCGCGCAAGCATTACAAACAGCGGGACGGTTCGATCAACTATCAGCCGCCGCTGGGCAGTCAGGCGATGCACTTCTAAAAGCACTCCGATCCGCATCGGGCGGGCAAATCAGCGATCTTAATCTTCAGCTTGCGGCAAACCGCGCTAACCTGTTGGGCGTAGCTACATCGGCAGAACAACTAGCAACTCTGATGGAGATCGCTAGGGACAGAGCGCAGAGCCTTGGTACGACCGCAACCGAAGCATTCAACGACCTCGTAACCGGCTTAGGCCGTGGCAGCCCCATGATCCTTGATAATCTTGGCATCATGGTAGACATCAAGGGTGCTAACGAAGCCTACGCCGCCAGCGTTGGTAAGACGGTTTCACAGCTCAGCGAAGCCGAAAAGAAACAGGCGCTTATCAATCAAGTGGTATCCGACGGCAAAGCCAAGCTAGAGGAAACGGGCGGCGCGGCGGACACTGCGGCGGGTAAGTTTGCGGCGCTTGGGGTAGCGGCTGAGAATGCAGCGACGAAGATAGGGTCAGGACTAGCCACAATCTTGACGCCCGCCGCTGAAGGCGCAACCGCACTTATTGACATGGCAGCATCAGGCGAAAACCTGAATAGCACACTTAGCCAATTGGTTGGCGCGCTGGCACAATACGAGAGCGCGGGCCTGTCATCTGGCGATGCAGCGCAACAGGCCGCAAGCCAATTTCTAACATTCGTTGGCGTAACCAACGAGGCAACCCCCGCGCTCACCGAAGCGACTTCTGGTGGCAAAGCATGGGGGGAAGCGCTGTTCTCAAGCGGGGCTGCGGCTGCTGCTGCGGCCGGCGCAACCCGTGGAATGACTACCGAAACCGACGCCGCAACCGCCGCAATTAGTAGCCAGTTAACCGCAACGATTGACGCAGAGGCAAAAACCCGCGCGCTCACAGAGGCACAAGATTTAATCGCACGATTAGGCGGCGCGGTAGCGGCGGGGTTTGGTACAAGCCAAAGCGCTGCGGCTGCCTATGCCATCCAGCTTGGCATTACGACCGCCCAGGCTGAGTTGCTGATTGCAGCCCAGGCACGACTAGCGGGCGGCAACGCACGACTAGCAGGGCAGGCCGCAAATACACGCACGCTTGCAACACCAGGATTTAACGCGCCTGGTCGCAGCGGCAAGGGCGATGCTGATATATTGGCGACGGTGACGGCTGCTCAAAAAGACAATGCAAAGGCAGCAGATGAAACAGCCGCAGCCCAACGCCGCTTGAATGAGGCGCGCGGCGGAAGTAAGGCGGTATTAGCTGGATTGCGATCTGACCTCGCCAAGGCCACGGTCGGCAGTGCTGATTACATTAATACATTAGCCAAAATCGAAACCGCAGAAAAGAGCGCAGCCAAGGCGGGCGGCGGGAGAGCCGCAAGCGCGAAAACCGAAACCGATAAACTGGTTGCCATTGAGCAAAGCGCCGCAGACAAGATCATTGCCATTAATCAGCGATTGGCCGATGCCCAGGCCGCCGCCGCCCGCAAGCTCGCCAGTGACATCAGTAGTAGCACATCGGACATGATCGCGGATCAAGAGGCCAATGACCTTGACCTGATTGGCGCGAAAGAAGAAAACATGGATCGGCTGCGGGCGCGTGAGGAGGCGGAAGGAAACGCCCGCATTGCGCAAGCCGCCGCCGTCTCAGAGGCCCAGGCACGAGCCGCCGCGGGCGACGCCGAAACCGCAAGCGCCGTGCTGGACATCCGCGAGGCGTCCATAGCCAAGCAGCAGGCGCTTGATGAGGAGTACGCCCGCCGCCGTGCTGAACTGGCTGGCAGCCCCGAAGAACTCGCCGCACTCAAGCAACAGTATGATGAGGCCACACAGGCCGCAGCGGACGCCGCAGCCACGCGGGTAGCGCTTGCTGAGAGTGAGGCATCACAGAAAAAAGCCAAGGCGGAAGAAGAAAAGCAAGCCGCTATCAGCGCTGCGTCCGACGCCGCCGCAGCCCTGGAGGGCACGGGCAAGAGCGCCGCTACCGCGCGTGGCAAGGTCGATGAGATGATCGCGCGGCTGGCGGCTATCCCGACGGAAGTCACCACCACGATCAATGTGAAAACGACCGGTAGCGGCGCGGGGTCGTCAGCCGATAGCGCCGCCGCGAGTAGCAGTAGCGGCGGATCAGCCAGCGTTGCCAGTGCGGGCGGCGGCACGTTTATGACCTCAGGCCCAACGCATTTTACGGTAGGTGACAATCCGGGCGGGCGTGAGATCGTCAGCGTGATACCAGTCGGGGCGGCGGGTAAAACGAGCACATCGGGCAACGTCATGCATATGGCGGGCGGCGGGGTCGTTGACGTGAACAGCGCCGCCAATGAAGCGCAGCGCCGCCTGGCAGAAGCCAACGAGCGCGCCCGCGCCCTAGCCGGTCAACTCCCGCGCGCGGTGTCGGGGCGGTCGGGTGGTGGTGGCGGCGGTGGGAGCAGCGCGGCGTCTGAGAATGATGTGGTGAGCGCAATTGAAAAGGCGATCAGCGTACTCGACAAGATCGCTGATCTGCGTGAGAAACTGGCGAACACCGGACCGCCGCTTGATATGGCAACCATCACAACATTAGTTACTGAGTCGAAGCTCGTATTCGCCATGGTACGCGAGAGCCTGATCCCGATCAACGAGGATACCGCAAAGGCGATCGGGTTCAGCACCAAGGCGATCGAAGACGCAATCGGCGCGCTCTCATCAGCCGCCAGTCTACGCGATGATGCCGCCGCCGTAATGAAGTCGCCACTCGATATGGCAACGCTCAATAACCTCGTGATTGAATCGCGGCTTATCCTTACCATGGTGCGTGATAGCCTGGTGCCCACCACTGAGCGACAGGCAACCGAGGTACAACGCTATGCTGATGCCGCGTCAAGCTCAATTGGTTTGTTGGCCGATGTGAGCAAACTCACGGCGCAATCGTTTGCTGACTACAAGCCACCCACGGCAGCACAGATCAATCGGTTTGCCAAAGATGCCGAAATGGTGGTCAAGTCGATTGCCAAGGCGGCCAGCAGCTATAGCAGCGAGGGATTGACCGCAGCCAAGGCGTATAGCGAGGCGCTGGGTGGTACGTTTACCGCGCTCACGGGCGGGTTGACGTTTATCGAGGCGCTGAACACGGGCGACTATGCGATAGACATGGCAAAGCTCACGCGGTTTACCAAAGACAGCATGATGCTGCTCGATAAAACCCATGCGATTGGCGCAAAGGCGGCAACCATTCCAGCGGGGAATATTGCAGCGATCAATGCCGCCGCCGGTGCGCTCTCAGCCTATGGCGACAGTATGATCAAGATTGCCGCCGTGCCGGATATTCAGTCGATGGCTGGCTATGCGGGTGGCGGTGGGAGCAGCACCAATATGGGCGGCGTTAATATCATAATCAATGCACCAATGGGCATTGACGTGAACGCACTCGCGCAAGCGGTGATTTTGAAACTCAATAATGCAGTAGGGGCGCGGCGATGACCAAGAACACGGTACGCATTATCCCGGACGGCGGGAGCGGGAGCAGCGTCTATCTCAGCGGCGGTGGCACGGTCTACACCGGCAGCGGTACGCCATGGGGTACGGAATCCACCAGCCCGTATCAGTTCTCGCTCGCCGATACAACCGGGCCATCTTATACCCCGTCAACATCGCCCGGCCAGATGCAGTACATAGGCGGGCCGCCATTCCAAACCGGCTCGCGTCCGCTCTATAACGGCTATGGTAACGTCGTCGAATCATTCGGGCTGAACGTGACAGCTGATAGCAAAGACAATGCACAGGCACTCGTAAAGCAATTGCACGCTTGGCTCAATACCGCCCTCTATACCCTGCCACCGCTGCTAGCCATTCAGGGCGGCACGAGCACCGTATACTACGAAATCTACCAAGCGTCAATCACGGTGCTGCCGAGCTACATCATTGAGCCGGAAGGCCGATGGCGCTGCCAGGTGACATGGACACGCAGTGCCACCGGCGGGCGGCAATCGACCGGGCAAACCGTAGTGAGTGCGGTCACAATGAATAACCGTGGTACGACCGCGCCAACCAACAATACCGCCTATAGCACGGGCAGTGGTGACTTGACCAGCGAGGGTTCGCCGCTCAATATTGTATGCACGGGCAACAACAGTTCTGGCCTCACCTATGGCGGTACATCGAAAACATTCTTGGCAACCATCCTCAGTAATACCTATGTCGTATCCGGCGCAACGCTCACTAGCAGCAGCACCGGCGGCGCGCTGTTGGGCAGTCGTAGCACGTTTGACCTGTCCACGCTCTATACCAATCGCGGTGTGCGACTGCGCATTTGTGCCAATGCGATCCTGGCGAGTGGCACATGGATACAAGCGCGCTGCTACTTTGGCACGGGCACATCCGGCACGCAGATCTACCAATCACCATGGGTGCCGAATCAAGGGATCGCGGTGTCGAGTTTCCATGACCTGGGCTATCTGCCGAATGATATTGTCCGGCGGGTTAAGGGCTTGACCGCGCCGAACCTCTATACTGATTTCTACGTCAAAGGCAATGGCGGATCAAAAAGCTATACCCTGACGGATACACAGTTCATCCTCTACTATGACTGGTGCAACCTGGAGCTGGACACCTGGCAGGGGAATGAGGTTATCCAAGTGGATAGCTTCCCAGAGCAAACCAACGCGGCGCTGCTGCCCTATGCGCCCAAAGCGTGGCACCAGCTCACCAGTACCGCGCCGAAATCGCCGGGGCGTATTCGTGGCACGGCCCCGCGCTACTTTACGGGATCGCGCTTGTTCTATGCCTTTAACCGATCTGATGGCACGTATAGCGGTACGGATAACTGGACATTCACCGCTACCCATGCGCCGCAATATCTCACCTTACGAGGTAACGGATGATCGGCATACCGCTCTCCATCTATTGTGATCAGGTCAACGGCATCCCGATTGGCGATATTGCCTCGGACGCGGATAGCATTCAATGGTCTATCTCAGATCAGTTCGGATTTGAGTCCATGGATGTCGTGATGCGTGGCACGATCGAAGATGTGCTGTTTTGGTTCAGCGCATTACGGTCATCCGCCGTAGTGTATGGGCCGGATGCGGATACGTGCTGGGAGGGGTTTCTCAATGCGGTCGATGCCACAATCGGCCAGGAAACCCACAGCCGCAGCCTTGACACCCTGGCAAATACCATGCGCGTGCGGTATACCACGGTACTCGGATCGCCCGCCGTGACCGCCGATCAAACCGATGCGGATAGCATCACCGCCTATGGCACGAAGCACGGGGTAGAGCGGATTGGCGAAACCACCAGCACCGCCGCGATTGCAATGTGTACGCGCATTCTCAACAATCGCCGGTGGCCGGGCAAACAGCCAAGCACCAGCGTATCGACCGGCGACGTCGGGGCCATTGAGATTACCCTCCATTTTGTTGGCTGGTATGGGGCACTGGACTGGCTACTAACGGCGAGCAGTACCACAACCAATGCCGTGACAACCACGCAAGTGACCAACCTACTCACCGCGTACAATGCGATTAATTCATTTTTCTCCACTGATACCACATTCGTGCTCGCGTCGGCACTCAATGACACACAGTACATCCCTGACGACACGACCTATCGCAGCGCCATTGAGCGGCTCCTCAGCCAGGGCGACAGTAGTGGTACGCGGTACGCATGGGGCGTGTATGAAGACAAAGTGTTTTGGGCGCAATTGTGGAATAGTGTCTATACCCGTGGGTATCGCCGCACGCTCTCAGGCGGCATTGAGGCAACGCTGAACGGCACCAGCGTAGCGGGCTATGGTACGGTCAACTTGTGGAATCTGCGGCCTAACGCAATTGTTGAAATTGAGGACTTGCTCGATATTCAGCCGCAGTCAACTGAAATAGACGCCGCCGCAAAATACTACGTTGCGCGGGTGACGTTTCGTGCGGATAGCAGCGGGATGAGTGCCACGCTGGAGCCAACCGACATAACCGACATAACGGCGCAACTTGCCAGATTGAACAGGAATTGACATGCCATTCTTTACGGACGCGCAATTACGCGAATTGAGCGCAGAGTTCCCACGCTGGACGACCACCCGCAATCTTGGTCGAGGCACGGCGTTTCCAGTTACCGGGGATTTGCCCGGTGGGTTGCGTAGTGATGATCGATTCTATCGCACTGATCTGAGCTGGGCGTGCTATTACGATGGTACGCGCTGGTTGACCGCGCATGAATATGAAACCGCATTGCCAGTAGCAACAACTACCGCGTCACCTGTTTCAGCTACGTATAGTGCAAATCGCACTGACTACGCGCCATACGTTACACGTGCAATTATGGCTACGAACGTGGCAACCACAAATAACGCAACAAATTACTGGACGGTCAATATTCGTGGTATCAATGGCGCGTTTAGCGCGGGCACAACAGTGATAGGTCGTAACACTAGCAGCGATACAGTTGCTGTGTGGAGTTTTGTCGAAACACCGGGCGGCAGTCTTAGCACGCAAACGCCCGCAAATTATGCGTATTGGGAAATCCAATGTACCAAAACTCTAGCGCCTGGAGCAATTACCGTTACTATTCAGCTTGTGTACCGATTGATTGTAACCTAATGAAAACATGGTTTATTATCTTGGGTGCCACCGCTGCGCTTATCGTACTCGGCTTGTACGCGGTAGCAAATGCACAATCCACACCGAACATGACGGTGGCATGGCAGCGCGACACCCTGCACATCACCTGGCAGGCCCCCGGCTATCATTGTGTCTGGATTGACCAGTACCCGCTGACATGCGGCGTGGGCAGCGGAAGCGTTGACCTGCCACAGGGCGGCATTGACGCGGCCTACCAGCCACGTCCGGGGCGGGTGCTCAGATTGGTGAGCGCAGACAATACGATACCCGCGCGGGCGGTGGTGCCTACGCGGGTATTTCGAGTGGTAGCGCCGTGGGTGGTCAGGTAGTTGGTGGATGTAATCGATTGGTGCCGACTAGTGACGGGTCGCGCGCGTATTGCTTTTGACGAGTTGCATACCCTGACCGCCGATGTAAAATACGCAATGCCCGCTGTTCAATCTGTCGCACTCGGTCACTAGTCACCCCAAGCGCTTGACCAATCGCGCGCAGCGTGTCGCCGTTTTTGCGGCGACCAATGATGTCGCGCTCCCGTTCAGTGAGCAGATGCCATGGTGCGTCATTAGGGATAGTGGCAAGTGCGACCCGTGGCAGATTTACAACCGTCTGTATCTCAGCAAGGCGATCAAGGTACTGTTGCTCTCTACTCATCATCATCCTCTCAGTGGCTGGACGCCCTATCGTGGTATCCATCGCTTGACGCCGTCCAAGAGCAAGTGCTTTGTTGGATTGTACGGCTCGGCTGGTTCGGGTGGGTTGCCACGCACCTCTCGCACAATGGCTAGCACCTCATTGCGCCCCATCTCAACCGCTGCCACAATCCGGTTACCGCTCATCGCATAGTCACCATTGGCCTTACGAAGCCCTGAGAGGTGGCGTACAAGATCGGCGGTATTCGCAAGTGAAATACCGGTACTTGCAGCGTTTGTACTGGCTGGTTCTGGCTGATAGGTATCAGGTATATCGCGGTATTCAGTACCACTGTTGTATTCATTTGTTTTCTCTCTGTTCTCGACATAACGAGCGATGCGCGGTTCGATCTGTGCAGATTGCCACCGATGGACATAACGGCGCACATCGTTGTAGATTTCAATAGCCCGCTCTGCGCCCATCGCCAGCAGCAGCAGCACGACCAACACCGTCATCCAATATGCACCGTATTCCATGTCACCCTCCTAGAGCACCAATGCCTTTTCCGCCAGTATATCACTCAGCACAATGATAATCAGTGCGAGCAACCACGGCATGCGCATCACGTCAATCATTGCAGTGTGGTAGGCTTGCCAGTTCCAGTAGGCGCTGAACGATAGCCCGATCAGGTACATCCCCCACCAGCGCACATCCGCCTTGGCTAGGCCCATCGATCCCCATTGTACCACTGAGAAGAACACCTGCACAATGATCGCCAGGATGAAACCTTCCTTTGCGAGGCCGATGTCAATCCACACCTGGCCGGGCTTATTCAGCGGCATTGACGCCCCGCTCATCCCGTAGAAGGTGCCAAACAGTGAGAGCAGTAGCAGTGCTACGGCCAGGGAGCGGATCAGCCAGATCAGGGCAACGCTCGCATGCGCCGCCTTAATCACGCCCGTCTGCACGCGGCGGGCTGGGATCGCCGGTGCTGGCTTAGGAGCAGCAGGGCCATTGTATGGAATGTCCTCGACACGGTGGTTGTATTGGCTCATGTCATTCCTCATCATATAGCGGAATGTGTCGCGTAATCATATCAACTACCTGATCCTCTGTCAGTGGTACGATCTTGCGAGACGACATACCAACGGAAGTATACTGTTCTCGGATGTGCCGATGATGCCAGCGAGCCCGCGTTAGATATTCCTCGACAACTACCGCTCCCTCAAATGTCATAATCGGCCACCGACCGCTGATACTTACGCCATCACGGGACGCGTTGATCTGGTAGTCGTACATGTTGGATTCTTCGTCTTCGGGAATATAGCGGATAACCAACCCGCTCATGATCGTCGGATAATCCTTGCGAATAAACATGTCATTCCTCATTCACATATTTGCTGGCTGTCTGCCGGGTGACACCGATCTGCTTGGCGGCAGCCGTGATGGTTACACCACTGTCAACGAGTTGACGGATCAGTTGTTTCTTATCGGGTTCGCTTACCATGGCTGTGTTGATCGTGTTGACGATCGTCACATGCGCCTGATGCAGTTTCGTCAACTCCGTCAACCGCTCGCTTACCTCCTGTTCACGGCGCTGTACCTCCTGTTCACGCAATGCCAATGCTATGCCAACATCGGCACGCGGCTGGGCTAGGTGCATCGCATACGTGACGATCGTCGCGGCGAATAGCGCATGCAATGCCGCACCGATCTGTACCTCGCCGATCTGTACCAGAACGTCATGCGCACTGAGCGCCGCTAGCGCCGTGAACAGGGCTGTTACGAAAATATTCGCTTTGCTCCAATGGGAGCGCCTGCCCTGTCGCATGCCCGCAATAGTCGCAATCAGGCTGCCGTCAATCGCGAGGATTGCCACGATACCAACAATGGTAACGAGCCAGGGCAGCGCGGCGTGAACGGCATCGGGCATGAGCGGGCCGACATACCAGATACCCGTGTTGAGCCCCGCCGCAATAAACAGCGCAGCGGCGGGCATGGCTTCCCACTTTTCGAGCCGGTCAATGGTTGTCATTGGCTTGCATCCTACTCAGTTGTTTTGTTAGTAATTCGCGTAATGCCAACACGAGGTTAACTGATGTTTCGGTTTCGCCCTCGGTCTCCTGGGTTGCAGTGCCATCGGCATGCAATACAAAAACCTGATCTTGCCCCTGGAGATAATCCCAAAACACCAACCGAATCCCGCCGTCGCCCCAAGTGCATAAATCTAGATCAACCATGGTACTCATCCGATGCCCGCCTTGATCCATGTGTCAGCCATGGATCGTATCTGTGGATGCAACTCGACCATTCGACGATCCATGGCAATCAGATCATTTGACCGATCAACGCCATCATGCTCCATGGCGATACTGGTCGACTGCACCATCCGTCGCAATTCAAGGATGAGATTGTAGGTCGGAGTCAACTCAAACAGCGCATTCCACTCATTGATGCAATCGGTGCATAAGCGCGTGTAATACACGCCCCATGCGAGTGTGGTGTTATCCAACATAGTGCTTGATTTCTTGCACCGCTTACATCCAAAATCTTCATCGTATCTGTTCATCCAAACACTCCCATCCCTGCGGCGATCAACACCGCGCCAATAATCAGCAGGCCAACAAGGAAGATAATGCTAGCGGAGGGATCGAATGTGTTCATTCAACACCTTCCTGCGATCGCTTCGCATCAAGGCTCTTCATTAGTTTAAGCGCATCCTTAATGCCGATCTCAAACTCAATGGTGTTTTTATCCTCAAGCTCTCGCAGCAGATCCTCTAGTACCAGCGGCTTGATCACCATATCCGCCGCGCCCGCTTCGTTGATGGCCTGCCAGAGTTGGGATGCGGTTAGCCCGCCGTAGGTTGGTTCGTTCATTTGTGCCTCCGACTAATTGGCGTCACTGATGGCCGGGTGCAGAGTTTGCCACTGGCCTGCCTCACCACGTCAACGCCGGGATCAATCACGCGTACAACCCTACCTACGCAGGCACGCGGCCTACCAGCGCCGTGAGCGGGAGTTACGTCCAACAGCGAGCACGCCATGATCGTGAGCATCACAAGTGCGGTGGCAACGACTAGAAGTGCAATGTTTTTCATCCTCATTCCCCTCTCTTTACTGTTGGCTCTGCTTTGCCAGCATCTCGATTGCCTTTGCCAATGACGGATGGCCCTTGAATGGGCCAGAGAAGATCACCAATCCGTGCTTTTCTGCAATCACTCGCAGAAGCGCGGCGGTTTCGGGCGTGATGTCTACACGTACTTTCATGCATCCCTCCTCATCAATAATCCATATGATGCATCATATGACATACGGCGAATGTTGTCAAGTGTCAATATCCACGCCATACGCCGCGAGGGTTGCGAGCACGAGTGCGTGGCCTTTTTCGGTGTCGTCGTCGCCACGCGCTGGCGGTCTCCTGTTGTCGCGAAAACCTACCAATGCGGTGTGTTTTATATGGAAGCCGCTATAAAGCACGACAGTGTGTCCAGTTGCAATCAGATGTTGCTCAAGCGTATCACGCGCGGCGGGGTCGGTGCAGTAGCGGCGGGGTTCGGGCGCTACTTCGCTGATAGAGCAATCACAGTTGTAGCACCAGCCGCTCCATCCGTCAGTGCTACGTTGCGCCGCGTCGGTTTCGTGATAGTAGCCGCACGGCGGTTCTAGTGGTTCATTGAGTACCCGCTCCGCAATCAGCCGGTTCAGTTCGTTGTCAGTTTTCATCGTATCCATCCTCTCTTTTTCGCTGGCCAGCCGAGCTTGACCTTTACCCACCCGACCGCCTTACCGTCTGCCCAGATGACGCGGGGCGGCTGCTGATTGATCGCGGTGTGCGACACCTGCACACCCCGCGCCTGGAGTTCACGCGCAATACTGCGCGTGCTGTTGGGATCGGGTTCGTTCATTGGGTCGCCCTCCGCCAATACTTCCACGTTCGCAGCGTGCGCGCCGTCTCACAGACGAGACAGCGCAGATAGTTGGTTGCCATCGTGCCGGTTCTGCCGCGCGAGGTTGGGCGCTGGCAGTCAATGCAGAGACGTTTCATCTGCTCACCATCCCATCTCGCGTATGGTGTTCTCAAGAATGCTTGCCAACTGATCATCAAGCCCAAAGCGCTGCTTGTTGATCGTCAAGCTCTTGCCGATATTGCCGTCGGCATGGCGATTTGTTGCGGCCTTCCAGTCGCACAGCATTTCGATAAGATCAAGCAGCGTCATCCCTGCAACGCCGTTCTCATAGTGCTCCGGATGGTGCGAGTTATGCGCGTAGTGGTGTTGGAGCGCCGCGCCCATCTCGGCACGGTATCGCTCATATTCCTCACTGCCATAGGTGCTATTGCGGAGTTTTGGCGTGTACTCATCAAAAAGCGATTTCTCAGGTTCAGCTAATTTACTCAGATCGTGTTCCATAGATCGCTGATGAAGCGAGCCGATTACCTGATGAATATTGCTAGCAACGTCCGCAATGTGTGCAAGTGTATCCTTTCGTGAATCGTAGGTCATAGCGCATCCTCCTTACTATCAAAAAACAATTTAAAATCGCGGCCTTGCTTGAGATGGATAACGCCATCGGGCGTTGTTTCGTGAACAAATATTTCAATGTTCCATGGGTCGTTCTGCCATGCAAGATCGCACGTCCAACACATCGGCCAATCGTAATCGCCGTGGGTTTCGATTGGCGTTAGTGTCACACCACAACTCGTACATGTAGTCATCTGTTCACCTCCACATACCACGGGCTGCGTGGGATCGCCTTGGCGCGCCATGTGGGATACGGGAATATTCCCGCCCTGATTTGATAGGTCAATGCCGATCGCGAGAAGCCAAGCGCCCGCGCTGCATCACTGAGGCGAATGTACCCCGCTGGCGGCTGCGGTTGCGCCGCTCGATAGCGCTCACGGTACATAGTCGCGTGGCAGATTTTACAGCGGTGTTTGTTGTTCATTGCGCCGTTCACGACGTGCTGCCCTGGACTGCACCAGCGCCATCCTAACGCACGGCAGGCTACACAGAGCTTGCTACATGCGCGGGTGCTGTTGACGACACAGCGCGCGCAGAATCGTTGCGACTTGGGGTAATGGCGACGATAGGTCATTGCAGTTGCCTCCATTCATCAGCGTCAATTTGCATATCGAGATACCACACGATCAATCGAGCTGCTGCCAGCCAGCCAACGCATACTTGCGCGTACCAGTTCTCACTGCGCAGGTGCAGCAGCCACGCAGCTTGATCGTCACTGGCAACATTATTCCCGGCCTTGAGTTCAATTGCCAGCCCGGCGTAGGTGCGTGTATGGATGGGCAACAACAGATCAGGAACCCCTGGATTGACGCCCATTCGCTTGAGCTTGACTGCGGTCTTGATGTCGCGCAATTCGCCGTTGGCGGGGTGAAACCGCCAGCGCAGGCGGTCATCGCGTCCGGTCATCACGTCAATCCATTTGATCAACGCGATATGCTCATCGGCCTCGCTGCTGCGGTACGACGCCTTCCGTGGTTTGTAGCGCGCGTTGTATTCTTCGAGCGTCATCTCGTTCACTTCGCCTCCTCCCTAATCATCTTCGCCGCCTTGCGCTTGGCAGCGGCTAGGCTTGCGGCGTAGGCGTAGAGCCAGCCGCCGCTGCGGTTGCGGGTTTTGACTTCCCATTCGCCTTGCCAACTAATCTCCGCTATTACTTCCCCGCGTGCGTTTACGAGTTTGGAGCAGTCGATGTAGCGCTTCCAACGCGGCGCAACCTTGTACTCTTTTGCTATGCCCATCGCTGATACTCCCCACTCACATCGTGTTTCTTCTGCCACACCACGCCGTCGCTGTCCTGGTAGTAGAGCGGGTACGATTTGCCGCCTTGCCATACCGGGTCATCCCGCCAATCGTGCGGGTAAATGCGCGCGGTCAAGTACGAGCCATCGGCGCGCCTGGGCCGCATCCGCAGGCACGTAGCGCACAATCCATTCAGCGGCAGCTCAGTACCGCGATAGGTGTTTAGCGGCTCGCCACAGTCCCGGCAGCGCGGCGTGGCGGCTTCTGGCTCGTCGAAGATCGATAGCTGGATCATAGAAGCTCCATCACTTCTTGTTGGAGACGATTGGCGGCGATCTCGCAATAGCGCTCATCCAGTTCTATGCCGATAGCCTTCCGTCCAAGTTGCTTTGCTGCTACGAGGGTACTACCACTGCCTATAAATGGATCAAGAATGACTCCCTCATTCAGAAACGTTATTGTCCATTTCATAATCGCTACCGGCTTCTGTGTTGGGTGCAGATTGCCATCACGCCGCGCGTAGCGTTTGATGCGGGCTGCTATCGGTTGGCTTGTCCAGCACAATTCCATGTCTGCAAGCGTGAAACCCGTTTCTGCTTCTGGCTTTACCCAAGCAATCCAACCCGACGAAACCGGTAAAACGTCCGTGTAGAAGTTTCCGCCCCATACCGCACCCTCGCGACATATGCTCAATGCCAGTGCTACCGCTGTTGGTTGTCGATTGTTATCCCAAATATTGTTAGGCCACAGATCGTTATCTCGTATTGAGCTATGCGCGCCGCGCTTTGCTGCTTCAATGCCATATGGTGGATCGGTAACAAGTACGCAATCCTCTTTTGCCAACGTCGGCAGCACGTCAAGGCAATCGCCGTGGAATATGGTGATGCCTGCGTGTTCGTAATAGGGTTTCATTCTGCCCTCGCATTCCACGCCGCCGCCGCGTCAACCGCCGTATCACGGATCGGGCCGTGACAGCCGCACTCACTGAACGCCGCGCATTCTACGATCCAGTGGGCAACAAACTTGCTGACGACCGCGCTCCGCCCGCAGAACGGGCAGCACTTCAGCACCAGCGGCGGATGATCAACGAGGGCGGCGATCTTGTCGAGGATTGATTGGAAGTTCATCGTAGCACCTCATCACATTGCTTTGCCCATTCGCGTACCATCTGCCAGGCTTCTTGTTTTCCTTGATAGTCCAGCCACAGCCGAATGAGATCAAATACCGGCTTGGTGTCGCCAGCCAGCGCCAGGCGCTCGGCATTATTCGCCTTTGCCACGTTTGCCGGATCAGTTGGGACGGCATGAGCGACATCACGCTCTATACGCACGTCATCATACAGATCGTAGTGCTTGCGTGTCGCTGCGTCCGTCCCATCAAGCGCAGCGGCCCATTTATCCCATGCCGCTTCGTGGTTCTTTTCGGCGTTGACCAGCTTGTAATCGACAAGCGCTTGCGCCGCAGGCACATCAGCGCCGCACCTATCGCAGATCAGCGGGCGGCTCATATCCGCCCACCCACCGCGCCCGCAGACCAGGCAGACGATCAACGCGGGCTTGTCGAATAGCGGCGTCTGGGTGATTACGTCGGGAAAGAGTTCAGTGTCAGTCATCGTATCCTCGCTCTCGTGCATATGCCTTGAGTTCATCCATCGTATAGGTTTCACGCGGCCAGCCAAGGAATGCCATCAGTTTATCGCGAAGTCTGCCGGTATCGGTTTGGGGAACATAGACCAGGTGATCTGCTGCTTTGCGCAGAACGGGCATAGGATCGGGCTTCCTATAGATGTTCACTGGCAGTTTGCCGCCGCGATCGATGTACTCCCGATCCTCTGTGGTTGGCTGCTGCTTTCGCATCCATTGTGTATGTTCTTCTACTTCCGCTTGTTCTCGTGCGTTTCGTGCAGCTATTGCCGCCGCTCGCTCGCGATCAATCCGCTCCGCTTCGTTTCGGCGGGTCGTCTCGCGCTTCTCAATATACTCCCTACGGCTCTGCATCCAGCGCATCGGGTGTTGGTTCAGGAATAGCGCGTTTGTGCCGATGAATTGCACCGTTTCGCCGTCGCTGCTCAATTCGCCGTAACACCCGTAGACACGCTTGAGTGCTTCCTTTAGTTTATCGCTTCCACGTTTCGGCGGAATACACCAGATAATATACATTCCAGCCGCGTGATAGTCCCTCGTGCGCTCCTCAATACTACGGCCATCCTCGCCAGCAAAATCAATCGGGCTATACTGCGCTTCGAGTGCAACGGGGTATTGACGATCTTGCTGGGGTAGATACACATCAGCGCGCCGCTTGCGACCGTTGACCTCAAAACTGTACTCAAGCTCACCCGCGCCGCGCTGAAAGAAGCGCATTCCTTCAGCTAATAGCGTTTGCTTTGCCTGCCGGTGCTCTGGTGTTTCATCAGCAAACGAGCACGACCGCGCGCCGGGGGTTCCTGATGGGTTGTGCCGATAGAATGCAACACGAAACGGATCAAGCGTTAACGATACATGGTGCATTTTATCGCCGCATTCAGGACACGTGAGACGGCCCTTCCACTCGCCGCGATAGTCGCGAATGGTTACAAGTGCCTGATCAATGTACGCGGTAAATGGCATGGCAACTCCTTATGCGGCGTAGGGCACGGCAAGTCGCTGTGCTTCTTCGATTGTTTTGCCAGCAGTCAACCGCCGCCCCGTTTCCTCTACCACAACGATCCATGGGCGCTTCACTGATGACGGGTCATGCACAATCACAATGCAGTCGTCTCCAGACTTCCAATCCGCAGGCATGCTATCGGTAATGTCCTCAGTGGGCACCGATTCGAGCGAAACCACGCGAAAACGTCCTTTTAGTGAATCTGCGTGGATTTCGTGGATTTCACTTTTTAGGGTCGGTTTAGCGCTTCCTGATGCGGAAAAAATATCCACATCCCCCTCTGTGGATTTGTGTGGATTTGTGGATTTGCCGTGGATTTCTCCCTGATCCGTGTGGATTTCTCCCTGATCTAATCCACGTAATCCACTCTCTCCATCAAATCCACGCAATCCACGCAATCCACGCGGATCGTGTAGTTTTGGTATTTTGGCATAGCGCCCGCGCCCGGTTCGCTGAATGGCGTTGTCGTCGAGCAGCCTGCGCAACAGATTGTCAATGGCCTTCATGGACTTGCCACAAAGAGATGCGAGTTCTTTCACCTGGTACTCTGATTCGTCGTCCATAGCATCAAGTATCTTTCGGCGTTCAGCGGTGCTCGATGCTTCTGCACCACTGGCCACCATGATATGTTGGCAGGTATACGCATCCCACTTGATCGCCAATGGTTCTTCATCGATCAAATCACGCCCGCGCAAATGCAATAGCTGTTCGTCAGGGTTGTCCTGATTGCGGGTGAGCATCCATATGGTCGCAACAGCGCCGGTGATGGCCTGAGTGCCTGACACATCCTCAAAAATATCATCAGCCGATTTGCTTTTTCGGGTGTGATGGATGATCAAAATAGTGATCCGTAGGGTTTCGGCTAACTCGTTGATTGCTTGCAGAAATGTGTAATCTTGCTCATACGGATCGGCCTTCGGATCCCGCATTGGCCTAACACGAGCCAGGATGTCAATTACAATTAGGCGGGTGGTCGGGTTTTGCTCTACCCATTGCTGTATCATCGTGAGGCACGAATCCCCCCGGCCCCACTTGGTCGCAAAGTGCAGGTTATCCGGCCATGCCTTATTAATGATCATGCTCTTGAGACGGGATTGCATGCGGCGCTGGTTACTCTCAAGATCAAGATACAGCACATCGCCTGGTGCTACATCGTAATGGCCGAGCGCCTTACCAGCCATTGCGACGGCTATCGCGGTTGCGAGTGCTAGCCATGATTTCTTGGCTTTTGGCTTGGCTGCCAGGAGGCACGCGCCCTCTGGCATCAGCCCATCAACCGTCCAATGGAGCGGATCAAACACCTTAATCGATAGTGCGGCGGCACTGATAGTCTCAGGGAGTGGAGTAACGTCCTTGGCTAGCGGGAGCTGCTTTGATACCACAATCTCACCTGTGGTATACTCTTGCTCCATAAGCGCCGGGAGAGACAAGATCGCGCTGGCGCTGCTGCCGTTATGCAGACGACAGAAGTCGGCAACATCGTAACCGTCAGACCCTCGTAGATCGATGGCCTGTGCGTGTATTCCGGCGCTTCGCAGCTTCCCCGCAAGCGCCTTGCTTGCACGTCTGCCGGTAACGTCGCAATCATAGGCGATCAATACCGGGCCGCTCCACACGCTCTGCAATTGCGCCATGATCTCGGTTGCAAAGCTACTCTTTTCGCCGCCGGTCACACAGCATGCGGCAACGTTATGGTATTGTGCCGCGATCGTTGACGGCTCGCCATTGCAGATAATAAGCGGGCCATCCCCAGCAAGTTTGACGGCGCGTTCTAGTCCATACCAGCACGGCGTATACCCTACGTCGCTTTTGTACTTTGCACCTGCGGCGGCTGGGTCTGCGTAGCGGTAGCGGTATCCGGTTGCTGTTGGGAACTTGAAACACAAATAACCGTTGTGCTTGGTTTCAACCCATCCCGCATCCTGGAACACGGACACATCAACGCCATGGGTATGGGCATAGTCCGTTAGGCTTTGGTAGGGTAATTCCTTCGTTGCGGGCTTGCCGCCGATCTGAATGCCGAGCAGCTTTGCTAGCGTCCAACCATTGCCAGCAGTGCCATCCTTGTGATCAAACCACTTTAACCCTAGCCCGTAGGCTGGGTCGGTTTCAACCACAAGCGTACCGCCATCAGCGGGGCCATCAGCATTGACCCGCCATGGCGTGTTGTATCGGTTCGCACCGAGTTTCATGTTACGATACGGTTGGAGCGTATCAATGATCTGACGTGTTGCGTCATCCATACCATACGCTCCTAATTCGTTTGCGGCGTTGCGGTGATCTTCTCGGCAGCTTCCCTGATGGCGGCGCGGATCAGCATGCGAATCATCGCACCCCGACTAACGCCGGTTGCGAGTGCCAGTGCATCAAGCTCTGCAAGCACGTCGGGCCACTCTTGAAACGCAACGAGCACCTTCTTTTGGGTGGTATCATCCATAGCAGTTCTCCTATATGAATACCATAACAGTATAACATAGCTATAACATAAGTGTCAAGCCTAAAAAGAGAGCGCCGATCCACTGGATCGGCGCTCTGCTACCACCCCTAGAACGGCGCTTCGTCCTCAGTGTATGCCTGTGGCACGTTGCGTCCATTGGCGGCTGGCGCGTCCGGCTGTGCGCTGTAGCCCTCGCTGATCTTCTTGGCTGCCCATGCTTTGCCGATCTCGACATAGGCGGCCTCACCAGCGGCGGCAATCTCAGTGCCAACGTACATGGACTTCCATGTCTCGCGGTCGTGAAGGTTATCCGGCGCAACCCAGATCGGCGGGGTAATCACCGATCCGTTGATTGTCTCGTAGATTGGCTTCTTGTCCTTGTCGCCAATGGCGCTGCGGATTGCCAGCCAGAACCACCACGGCGGTATTACCTGTCCGGTACGCGACTTCTTGATCTCAGTGCGCAGCTTGCTATACTCTGGGAGAATATTGGCCGCCCATGCCATGCTTGCCTTGGTGGACTTCAGCGACAATACCATGGGCTGCTCAATGCCTTGCACTAGGCAAAGCATCTCAAAAGCGATCCCTTCATTCGGTGCGAGCTTGGCAAACTTCCGCTCCTCTATCCACGATTCCACGCCGCCGCTCGCGTTCTTGATGAAGTTCTGTTGCCGCCATGAGATCGGCGCAATATACAGCGCTGGACTGACATAGAGATTCGCCGTCTCGCCGCGCTTAAAGGTGTGCTCGACAAGCGTCCATGGCTTGGGTAGGATTGATAATCCTGCACTTTCGGCGCGCTCTGCGTCCATCCAGAAGCGTCCAGGGGACTTGTCGCGCGGCTCGCCGTTCATCCAGTACATACGCGGGAGGCCATCGCCGCCGCCGGTCGTCTGCTCCTCATACGCGGTTTCAGTGGGGAGATAGTCGTGCTCTGTCATGGTGTACTCCTGTTACGTTGTGGCTATCCGGGACATCCGGCAGCACTGGCGGGCGGTTGCGCCGCCCAAGCGAGACAGCGTTATTGTTGATTTAAGGTCATATGCTGCGGCTGGAAACGAGCGGCAAAGCATGGATAATAATCATCGGTGTAATCAGTGCCAACCTCAAACACTATTTGATGCGTAGAAACATCCAATAACTGAAGTACGCCATCACCCATGATCGCGTTCACCACAATCGGCCCAAACCGATTGACTATTGACTGATCAGTAATGCGGATGTCCTTTAGCATGGATCGGTATCCGTCGTCAGGGTCTTCAGTTACCACATAGGTAACACCGTCAAGCATGAAGCAAACCGCAGTACCATCCCCGGTATCCGTAATAAAGTCAATGCCGCCAAAGTTGCGTTGACCAACAAGATCAATAAGATCCATGATCATCCCCCTTTATATCACTAATCCTAATTCACTCGCCCGTATCCACGCTGCCTGCTGACGCATGCGCCACACATCGGCGCGCGTGGTATCCGGCGTGATAATCCCCAAGAGCCGATCGAGCTGGTAGCGCTCGGTCTCCCATACACTCACGGTGCCATCACTGAGCAGCACAGCCACGAACCGCGATGCGTGGCGACTGCGATAGCCTGTCACCCAGGAACACTTCCGGCCGCCTACCAGCTCGTGGACTAACTGAACTACCCACATCGCCCGAAGTGGCTGCGACAATACCGCGTCGCACTCGGCGAGCTCCGCTTGCAACTTCTGCATTGATATGGTAACATCGTACATCCTCATCCTCATTCCCGAGCGAGCTACTCTTGATCGGTAGCTCGCTCACTATTTTCTTTGAGTGCCAGCAGTCCTGGCACGCAATCCCCTAGTATGCGATGTAGCTCTCTCAGTGCTTCGCTCTCGGCTGGCGTGGGCCAGCGCACCGTATCGATCAACGGTGCGAGTGGGTGTGGTTTCGGGTCAGTCATCGCGTCACCAGCCGGGGCCGGGTTCGCACCAGATGATCGCTATAGGCTTGCTGCGCTTCGTTCTCAGTGTTGGTATAGCAGACGAACGTTTCGCCGCAGTAGACAACGTATTCGTTCAGCTCTGCGTCAAACTCAATGCGCTTGGCTGGCAACACTACCGGCGCGGTGATGGGTGCAAAGTGCGTGCGGGCGTTGGTGATCAGGGTTTGCATTGGTCGTGTCTCCCTCATTCCCTTATCCACTGATGACAGTATACATCTAAACCTATTTACTGTCAATAGGTTTAGATGACAATTCAATAATATCCCACCCCTCGCCCGTATCCACGAGTCGCCCGCGCCGATCCATGCGGGCGACGGTTTGAATGCAATAGCCGAGTTGATCAGCGATGGCGGCATAGCTCTGTCGCCGCTTGGCTCTGCGGCCTGGCAGGGCTGGCACCCGTATCCATTCGCCGCTCGCGTCTTGGCGAATGTGGCCGCTGCGGATGAGCTGGTGGAGGCGCTGGCGCGATATGCCGAAGTGGGCGGCGAGTTCGATTTTATTCATACATCCTCAATAATGTATTGAGCGCCGGAACGGTTCCGGCGCTCGGTTGGCGATTACTAGAATACGAACTGACAATTGAATCCGAGTTTGAACTCTACTCGATCCCGTCCAATCCACACCTGAATATACCGCTCATCAATACTCATGTCATAGGTGGTAAACGTGAGACCGGCATATTCACCGCTTGTGATTTTGATTGCTGTCATCTTCGTTCTCCCTCATTCCCTTATCCACTGATGACAGTATACATCATAACCTATTGACTGTCTAGTAGTTATCAATAACGAATAGTTCAGATTTAGTTCAGGAATAGTTCAGACGTTAACCAACCCGTTGACCGGCGCGGCGGCTGGTGCTATACTCGTGGTACGCGCTGATCGGTCTCTCTCACTACTATAACTGGCGTTGTGAATAGGGCACATCAGACGACCAGCGCGGCCATCCTTTTGATCAGGCGAAAGGAGGTGCCAGGGCGAACGGGTGCAACAACCTATTGAGGCAACAGAAAACATGGGATGTTCCAGTGCTAGCAGCACCTCGTATACGGCGGGGTGCTGCTGTTTTGTGCGGGCGGTAGTAGGCGGATTATTGACGCGCTGTGCTATACTATAGGTGAGGAGCGCTTATGGTCATCAGCCAAGCCTATGCCAGCCCGAACCACAACGAGCGTACTGAGCAGATCAGTGCGATCATTGTGCATTCCTGCGAGGGCGCGCCGCCGGACAACGAGGAACAAAGCAGCATCCCCTGGCTGTGTAACCCGGCCTCACAAGTATCTACCCACTACTATATCACCCGATCGGGGTTGATCTACCAGCTGGTGCCAGAGGAGCGCCGCGCGTGGCACGCCGGGGAATGCGCGATAGCGGATGACGCCAATAGCGCATCGATTGGCATTGAGCTTGAGCATCGGCAGGGTACCGGCGCGTATCCGTTGCCCCAACGGGCCGCCCTCGATTGGCTGGCGCGCGATATTCGCAAGCGCTACCCTATCCCGCTTGACCGCGTCGTCAGGCACGGCACCACCGCCCGTCCCGTCGGACGCAAGCACGACCCAACCGACTGGACGGAGCTTGATTTCCGCGCGTGGGTGGCATCCCTCGATCCCCCTCCGGTTGCCACAAGCTATACCGAACTCTCCCCGATCCTTGGCACGCCCCTTGCTACCCGCGCGCAATTACGGTTTGCAGGCAAGCACGGCGATTACGGCACGTTTGATGTTGCCCATATTCTCGATCGCTATTACGATCTGGCACTCAGTGTCAGCGTTGACCCGTGCCTGGCGATCGCGCAAATGCTGCACGAGACGGCAGACATGACCTCGTTCTGGTCGCAGCGCCCGCAGCGCAACCCGGCCGGGATCGGGGTCACCGGCCAATACCAGTACGTTGCGCCAATCAATAAAACCAACTGGCGCTACAACACCCAGCGCAACCAGTGGGAGCGCGGGCTGTCGTTTACCTCATGGGCAGACGACGCGATCCCGGTGCATCTGGGTCGGCTGCTTAGTTACGCGCTCCCCGCCGCTACCGGCACGCAGGAGCAGCAAGCGCTCATTCAGCGCAGCAATGCGGCCCGTCCATTGCCCATACGAGCGCGTGGTAGCGCGACAATCCTACGCGAGTTTGGGCACGTGCATAATCCAGCGCTGGCAGGCTGGGCTAGCCCTGGTGAAACCTACGGCATTGCGATTGCCGCTCGCGCCAATAGACTGATAGGATACGCTCCATGACCGAGCAGCTACCATTAGATATCTCAATCATCCATGAGGCGGAAGCCGCCGCCCGGCAGCACGAGAGTGCATTCAACGACGCGCGGATCGCGTTTCTCACGGCAATCGAGATCGCCGCCGATGAGCACCGGCGAATCAATCGCGGCTCGGCGTCGGAGGCAGACGACTACGATCGCGCTGTCAGCGCGGTGATTGTCACCTTGACGCGGTTTCTCGACACGCATATCGCGCGCGTCAACAGCGCCGCCATGTTTCCGCAGCTGGTCAAACTGATCACGGAAGAGATTGTCAGCCACGTGATTGATCACACTGAGCAACTGCGCCGGATGCGATTAGACGTTGATCGCCAACAGATGTACATTAACGAGATACGCCGCGATATGGAGCACAGCAACACACCATGACAACCTATCACGCCATACAACTCAACTGGCCCTGGCAGCGTCGCGAGATCGTGACCATCGAGCCGCAGAACCCGCAGCCAGACAACACCCATAGCGATCTGGTAGAGATTCGGCGTGCCCTGAGTGAACTAACGACCGTTACGGCTGCGCAGAACGAGCGTATCAGCGGCATGGGCAAAGAGATCGAACGGTCGCACGAACTCATCAAAGCACTTCAGACGGTGGAGGCCGAGCTACGCGGCAACCTACGCCAGGCGCAACAGCAGATCAACGCGCTCGAAATGCAACTCATCGAGGAGCGCGCCGCCCGCACCGAACAAGCGCAACTGTACGGCGATGTGAAGCGGCAACTAGCCGACGCGGATAGCCGTCTCAAAAAGCACCGCAACGACTTGACGGCGCAGGGCGAGAAGATAGCCGTCCTTGAGAACGAAAACATTGTCAAGATCGGCGTTATCCAGGTGTGGCAACTCCGCGCCGAAAGTGCCGAGGCCGAGAATGGGCAACTCAAGATCGAATTGGCGCAACTCAAGGCGAAACTGAATGAAGCACCTTGAGACGCTGTTGATAGTTATCGGGTGTATACTCGTAACACTGTTCTGGTTTTGGCTGGCAGCGAGTACCAGTAGCGCGTTAGGATGGTGGGCATGAAAATTGAGTTACCCGACGACCTGACGGATGAGGAGCGCGCGGCGATCTTTGCCACGCTCATTCAGCACGGCGGAAGCATTATTGATATTGAGACCGTCAAGCAAACCGCATGGGCGCGGTTCATCGATTGGTGGTATCGGCTGGTGCGTCGCATAAAGGAGTAATCATGGCTATCATCACGAAGGGACTTGCGAACGGAACGGATGCCGATGGCGCGATATGGAGTGTCAGTTACGATTACGACAATGTAACACTTGAACTACTCTCCGTGCGGTGCGACAATTCACAGTCTAGTGTCCCGCGTGACGTAATGGCCGCTAGCACCAGTGACCCAGCGGATTCGTTTACGTTCAATGTTGCGGCTGGTCAAAATGTGGTGCGCAATGTGCCGCCGGGGCAGGTGGGCAAACTCAATCTGGTTGTAACGCCATCCGGCAAACTGGACGGCGTGGAGTGGCATATTAGCTAATGGCCTACACCTTCCGTGCCCAAACGAATCAAGGCAATGCCACCGGCGGCGCGCTAACGGTCACGAAGCCCGCAGGCACCGCAGACGGCGATCTGATTGTCGTCGTCGGGTATCTGGAGAGCGACACCAATACATGGTCAAGCGTTGGCAGCGGGTTCACGGAAGTGAAGAACATTGACAATACGGGATTATTCGATCTGCGCATGTGGTACAAGTGGGCATCGGGCGAGCCTGCCAGCTGGACATGGACGCCTACCACCAACGCATGGCGAACGGTCGTTGTAGGCAGCTGGAGCGGCGGCAGTGGGAGTGGCACGCAGCCCGATGTCAGCAGCAGCGCCCAGGGGGACGCACAGCTCGTCGCCAATCAAACCGCGCCCAGTGTGACCACCACCGCCAATGATGACTTGCTGGCTTGGGGATATGCCAACTTTAGCGGAACCAATGTTACCACGGTATCGGGAGCTGCCAGCAATTTACGTATCTCGTTTGGCGGATGCACGCTCTCGGACGCCAACATTGCGACGCCATCAGCAACCGGCACCACCGCGCCGAATGCGGGGCCGGGTACTGAGGATTACGCAGCGGTGCATGTCGCGTTTTTCCTGACACCCGGCGGCGTATCGGTCAAGCTCTCGGCTACAATGATCGTTAACCCGCCGCAGCCGTTCGCGTATCTTGAGGTCTAGTCAGTGATTGACGACGAGCGTATAATAGAGACGACATCGACCGAGATGCGCGATCTGGCGCGGGTGATCAAGGCTGCATTCTTAATGATCGTTCGGTATCTGGAGCGGCGGTATAAGGTATGAGTAGGATTGTTGTCACCGAAACCATGTATACGCTGACTGCCGGTGAGCCATTGTCAGTGAGCAGGCCGTATCAATGGAGTCCAAATCAGACAATCATCATAGACGCGCGTGGCAAGGGCGGCGCGATGACTTTCACACTCGACAGTGATCAACTCGTTATCAGTCCTGAGGATGTGTTCTCGCTCATCCAAGCCCCGCATGGCGTGGTACGGATCAAATTAGTAACTGACCTTGACCCAGACAACTAACTAGCCTCTAGCCCTATGTGGTTCTAGGCCCATTCCCTGGTTAGGCGCTTCGCCTCCTCAGGCGGATGGGCCTTTTTTATTTGCCTTCATAACCAGGAGTATCACACCATGGCCGGTTTACGTGTCACAGCCGAGAACACCGCAGCGGTCGCATTGTCTGCAGCGACCGAGAAAACAACCATCCAACTGAACGCCCCTGCGCAGCAACGTTTGCTCGTTCGTCGCGTCGGTGTGTTCTTCGATGGTGCATCCACCACCGCCGTACCAGTGCTGGTCAAACTCATCCTCACCACCACCGCCGGAACCAACACCGCACTTACGCTTGCGAAGATTGTCAGCAGCGACTCAGAAACCATTCAGACGACCGCAGGCGAGAACGCATCAGCGGAAGGCACCAACAGCACGCTGCTGGATCAGTGGTTGGTACACCCGCAGCAGGGCGTTGACATCACCTATGCGATGGGCCAGGAGAAGATTGTCGTCGGTGGCGGCCGTGTTGCGATCAAGATCACCGCACCAGCGGTCGTCAATGCTCGCACCAAGATTGATTTTGACGAATAATCAATCTATATCGAGAATCAGTCCCCCATCGAGTTTTGGCATCTCGGCATCAGTTCGCCAGCGATCGTAAATATCAGGGGGGAGTGTTACCGGTAACGGCTGGGCGCATTGTTCGGTAACGATTGCGAGAAAATCGTGCAACAACTCAGGGTGACGAATAGCGCGATCTGCACATGTAGCCTGCCACCATCCGTTAGTTATCGACCATCCATTGTCGGGGTGATAGGTAATTTGGATCACGGTCGTTCCTTTCATTTTCAGGAAGTATAGCATATGCCACGCGGTACAGCTA